TTTAACATCTTAGTTTCAAATACTAATGTGCCATATACTTTATCTCCAACACATAAATTATGAAACCAGTAATCTGCTTTGGTTGCATTGATACCACTAGGTTTACCATAACACTCATACTCTATTGCTATGTTACCTGTTTGTAACCACATACCTCTTTCAGATTTTACTTCTATCTTTTTATCTTGTAACATATCTGCTACAATCTTTTCTCTTACTTGACCATATTGTAAATCTAAGTCAAACTTCTTTCTGTCTTCTGTTTTTGGTTCTAGTTTATTCATTAGTTTCCTCTAAATATTTTATAGCATTTTTAAAATTATTAATATCATCTTGAAATTGACCTAATTTAATATTACAGGGATTACAAATTATATTTCTAAATTTTCCTGTAGAATGATTATGGTCTACCACCCAAACTTTTTTATATCTTCGTTCAACTCTTTCATGTGTATCTTTATCAACAACAATAGTATGGTTTAGTATTTCTTCTTGATTTCTTTTACATATAGGACACCTGTAATCATTAGGTGGTTTAACACTTTCCTTTCTTCTTTTAGTTTGTTCTCTATTTTTTATTCTATTACATTCATTACAAGTTCTATCTAAAATACCTGTATTATTTGACAAGGGAGTTTTAATGTGAAAACTTTTATCAGGTTTAACTTCTTTACATGTTCTACATTCTCTTGTTTTATCTCCTTCTTCTAAAACAATTTTTTGTTCTGTGAATAAAGATAATTGTTTCAATGAGTCTCTGCCCATGTTACTCCTACCTTGTAATCATTATCTAAAGGACATCTTAGTTTTAATGTCTTCTCAGTTTCTTTAATAGCTATCTTAGTAATGCTACCAAATTCATTTACATCTTTATTAGCTACTTCAAATTGATACTCATCATGAACAGAAGCCACAAGTTTTACATCAAGTTTTTTATTATAAATTCTTTTAGTAATATGTAGTAACCAATGTTTACAAATGATTGCACCTGCTCCTTGTAGTAAAGTATTCAATGCTGAATGTGGACTCCTAACTTTTAAGTATCTACCATCAATAGCTTTTATCTTTCCTCTATAGCCAGCTTTTTCTACCTGACTGCGTAGTCTTTTAAGAGAAGGTAAGTTAGATAAAAACCTATTGATTAAAACATTACCTTGTTCCTTACCAGCTCCTATAATTTTACCTATCTTCTCTGCACCAGCACCATAAAGAAAAGCATATATAAAAGTCTTTGCTTGGTCTCTATCTTTTATACCGGCCAACTCCATGTTCTTTGTATGTATATCTCCATTCAATATCTCATCTGTATAATTTGTATCATTAAGATAATGTGCAAGACAACGTAACTCTAAACCACTAGCATCAGTACCTACTAATTTATATTTCATAGGGTCTGATATAGTCCAAAGACCTCTACAATCTTTACCATAAGGTGAGTACACAGCCGGTACTTGTGCCATGTTAGGTGAGTTATGTGCCATGCGACCAGTAACAGTTCGTAATGTCATTACTCTTCCATGTACTCTGTTAGTATCATCACATGCTTCAATCCAAGACTCTACCATTACTGCCCTTTTCTGTAGTAAGAAATACTTTGAGAATCTTTCTGCAGTTAATTTTAACTCTGGCTCTTTGATTGTTTTTAAAACAGTTTCATTAATTATAATATTCTTTTTATCTGTATACTGTTTTGGTTTCCAACCTCTCTTCATTAGCCTATCAGCTATCTGTTGACGAGAGCCTATGTTAAATGGTATCTCTTTAGTTTTAGTTTTCATCTCTACAATAGTAGGGTCAAACTCTTCCAAAGACCATTGCTCTAAATCATAGATATCATCTTTAAGTTTTGCTAATAACTCCTGTGCTTTTCTTATATCAAAAGCAAATCCATTCTTCTCTTGTTGGTCTAGGATTAATCTAATATCATGTTCTAAATCTATAGACTCTTTAGAAAAACCTTTGCTTTCTTTTTTTAATTCATTGTAAACAGCATGTGTTATCTCTACATCTTGTTTACAATAATCTAACATAGCTCTGTTATATACTAGAAAGTTTACACCCTCTCCACCTTTAAGCATATTTAGTTTTTCTCCCCATGCTTTAAGGCCATGACCTTTTTCTCTAATAGGATTAAATAACTGTGACAAAATTAATGTATCTATTATTTTATCTGATGTTATTTTTGTACCTAACAATCTATTAAGAACTGGTGCATCAAAAGATAAACCATTATGCATAATAAATTTATCAACTGTATTAGCCCAATTATTAAAACTATATAAAGAATCTGGGTCAAATATAGTAACCAAATTAGTATCTACATTCTTTGCTACAATACAATGTATCTTACTAGGATTAAAACCATCTGTTTCTATATCAAGGATTACTTTCATTCTCATCCTTTCCACACCAGTTACAAGGCTCTCCTTTACCTACTTCCATCATACTTTTTTCTGTATCACAATAGTGCTCCCACATTTCTGGTTCTTCTTTTTTGTTATCTAACCACTCCTTATAACCTTTTATCCAGAGTTGTTTATCTTCTTCTTCTCCTTTGTGACCCCAATATACTAAATGAAAAGCACCACAGTCAGGACAAGATAAGTTGCTAACAATAGCATGTTCCTCATCATCTTCAGAGTCGTGGTCACCACCCCATATTAGTTCTGTTCCACAGTTATAACAATTCATTTTATAATACTCCTTGTGCTTCATTATTAAAATCATCCTCAAAAGGATTGTCTATCTGAGACATTCTACCAGATTTTTTATCATAATGCAAATAAGAACATACACCGGTCTCTCCAGTATATCTGTTTTTTAATATACGAATCGTTGTAGTACAAGCAATGACATCATCTTCTGCCTGTTGATTTCTTTCTAATGCTATCACACTATCGGATAGATGTGCAATAGAAGCACTACCTCTAAGATGTGATAGAGTTACTTCCTTACCATTCTCATGGCCTAAATCACCTGAAGGTCTACGAAGATGTGATACTAATAATAAACCAACTCCTGTTTCTTCTACCAATGAACGCAACTTAGTCATCAATACATCAATAGATTTTCTTTCGTCACCTTCCTCTTGTCCACTAACTAGAATAGATAAGTGGTCTAAGAATATCCACTTACAATCTAAAGACTTAGCCATGTATCTTACTCTGGATAGTATCTCATCATTACCTAATGAACCAAAATGGTCGAAGGCAAAAAACCTACCAGAATCTATAGTGTTCTTTTGCCATTCATTTAATTGTTCTCTTGAGAATTTATTTCGTATCTCTTTGATATACAATCTTTGATTGGCCTCTACTGACATAATGTTAAAGGCAGTATTCTTTGTACTCTCTTCTAATGCTAGTATGCCTATGTTGTCATTAGAGTTTTTAAGAATGTGATGCATTAGTTCTCTCATAACAGAAGACTTACCCATGCCTGCACCAGAAGTAAATGTAACTAATTCTCCTGTCCTCATGCCATATGTTTTTTCATTCATAACACTCCAAGGATAAGGAATAGTTTCACAATAATCTTCTTCATATAATGAATCTCCTAGCTTGGCCAAGTTCATTATGCCTGCCGGTGTATATGCTTCTGCACTCCACCAGTCTTGCACAAAGTCTTTGGACTTACCTAGCTTATGATATTCATTTGCATCTTTGTGGTCTAGTCTTACAATCTTACACTTGTTAGGTTCAAATAATTGAGCAACCTTTTGTGAGGCTTCTATCCCTGGCCTATCTGTATCAAAACAAACAACAACATTCTCAAAACTATTTAGATATTCTAAGTGTTGTTTACAATTCTGTACAGCACTTTGAACTCCATTTTTTATTGATACTACTGCCCATTTGCTTCCTAACATTTCGTAGGCAGACATTGCATCTATCTCTCCTTCAACGATAGTAATATATTTACCACCGGACTTAAATAAATTCTGTCCAAAGAGTAAGGCATCTCCCATAGTACCTTGAGACCATATTCTTTTACCTTCTACTTGTCTTACCTTTGTAGCAACATGGCTACCATCTGCATTAAAATATTCATAGTAGTGGTGCGTTATCATTGAACCACTTGTTCTTATTTTTGTTTTATATTTTCTAGCAGTCTGCTCTGATATTCTTCTATCAGTTATACCTTTGTACTCTCCAGTGCTAGTAACTTTTTCTTGTATATCTACTACTTTACTTTCCACTTTTGCCTCTCCTGTATTGTTAAATCTTTTTTGACAGGAAAAGCAGAAGGCATGTCCATCAGCATGAATGTTATATCCTTTACTTGATTCACCACAAGGACAGGGCCCTCTACTAATCCAGTTATTTTTCATTACATCATACCTACTGAGTTACTTACTCCTATGATAGTGTATATGACTGTGTATATTAATAAAAATTCTAACATTTTGTATTCCTTTTTTGTTATTTAAATGTGTAATAAAACATCATAATAAAAATATATGTTATATATAAAAACATTAATAAAATAAATATATTAATTATTATATTAATTATTATTATAAAATATTTATTTATTATATATATTAAATTATTCATGTCAATTAAAATCTTTTAATGTTTTTTTATAAACTCTTTCTGCTGAAAAAATATCTAAGTCTATGCTGTTTTTACAATCATTCTCAGCATATCTTTTTGCCTCTTCATTAGAACAACCTTCTCGCTTGTACTCCTTAAATAATTTGCGATACATTCTCTTGGCATCTTTATCCCAAAGATTATTCATTGTCTTCCTCATAATGTGATTGGTGTTCATATATCATTTGTAACTCCTATTGATTATAAATTAAAAAAAATAAACTTACTAATAATAAAATTGGAAAGATATTATTATACCATACCTTATTATATTTAGTAGGCTTTTGAAACCATTTACCTGTGGCCTTCAGTCTTCTATCTCTTGCTCTATTCATTTTTTTAAATGGCTTGAGTCCGGCATCTCTGCATCTCCTAACCATACTCCATTTGAACCATTAATTACTTTATCTGCACCATCTTTCTCAAGGCCTACTGCTCTTCTTAATTTATAGTTCTCATCATTTAATTGTTTAATTCTTACATGAGAATTTCTTAATTGCTCCTGTAATTCTTTTACATTTCTCTCTAACATTGTTATTACTATTGGGTCGTACATATTTACTCCTATCTAGTTAAAATATATGCTAATAAAATTATAAACATTCCTAATACTACTCCTCCTAAAAAATAGTATAACATAAATACTTCAGTCATTAGTTCACACTCTCTATTCTTAAACCTTCTTGAAGAGCAATGCTCACATTAACTCCCCACGTTTTTAAAGTATTCATAGCATCTTCTTTTGTTTCAAATTTTAATAACATATTGTTATCATCTACTAACTGGTCTACTGGAAATGTTTCAGTCCAATCACATTTCTTTATCCATTTACCAGATTCAAATCTATGATGTGATATCACATACATTTTTATTTCTCCTTCTCTTTTTATTTTTGACAATCCTCTGCCTATATCTTGTGTCAAGTAAATTCTTTGCCACAATATTTGGTACTCTTACTATAGGTTTTATTTTAGTCATAGCTTTGTCTATGTTTATTATATCATACATAATTATTCTGTGCAACTCCTATTCAATAGGTTGTGATAGTAAGTCCATAATCTTCTATCGGTTGAGTTTACATCTCCAGTAACTCTCCACCATTCTTCAGATTGTTTCCAACCTTTGTAATATCTATCTTCAATAACATTTATTCGTTGTTTTATTTCTTTATAATTTAATTTACTCATTTCTTATTTCCTCTAACTCTTCTAAATAAAAAGGTGTTAAATAATTTTCTATCTTAGTTATCTGGTCTTGTATATGTTCCAAATCTTTTTTAGTTACTTCATTAGGTTCATCTAAACAAGATGCTATAGATATGCTAGCTTCTCTTACTGCTTTTAATATTCTTTTACTCATACATTTAATTCCTTTACTTTCATCTCCCAAACAAACTCTCCATCATCATTATCATCTTCAAATGATATAACATCATCACCATCATAATCTTCAAGAAAGGTTATATCTATTTCAATACCACGAGATTTTAATAAAGTATTAATCACATCAACACTATACTCTAAAGCATTAGACTTATAACTGTCATTAAATTTAATTTTTTTAATCATCTTTATCTCCTGAGATAGAACCTATCTTACCTTTAAATGGTAGTATCTTTCCTTCTGGTTTAATATTTTCTACTAAATTTAAATCTGGTATAAAATCCATACCTGAATCATCTAACCCTAAGTCCATAGGCAACACACCATTAAGAGCAAAGGTGTCTACAACCTCGTCTAAGTATCTCTCAAATAATTCTTGTCCTTTAGATGTATATACTTCATTACCTTCTTCATCTTCTGTTATAAAATTCTTGTAATTAAACCCTACTCTTTTTTGTAGCATCAAATCTGCAATGTCAGATGTTAATGCTATAAACTCAGGGTCATCTATAAAATGTTCTTTAGTCATTTGTTCTCTCCTTTTTTTTATCTCCAAATATAAACTCTTCTAATTCATGAAATCCTCCTATGTGTAGAAAGATTTGTGGTACAGTTTTATGTCCGGCCTCTTTAAATCTTTTTATCTTTGGCCGGCTATCCAATACCCTCTCTTCGTATACTTCTTCCATATCATCTAGTAATGACTTGGCTTCTGCACAATATACGCAATTCTTTTGTGTGTATATAATATATTTAATCATATCTATGTCCTATCTGTAATATCATCATCTAATAAATCTTCTTGACCTTCTTCCATTTGATACTGTGCATCATCTCCAATTTCAGTACCTTCAAAGGTAGCTGTACCTTCATTACATCTAAAGCTTTCACCATCTATTTGTTCTACTGACCAAGCTAAATCTTGCATCTCACATCTAGTAAGTTTAGTATAAGATTCTACCTTGTAGTATCTAGTGTCTACTGTCTGCTCACTAAATCTATATGTGTATTTATATTTACTCATCATCTTCATTCTCCTTTACAAATTTATTTAAATAGTTAGTGTTAAAATCTTCTATACCTTTACTATGATAATGTTTAACTTCTTTTCCTTTATAGGTACTCCAACGACCAGTAGTATAAACATATCCATATTCTTTATTATCTTTATTATATATAGTTAAAATACTATTACTATTCCTAGTATCTTTATATTTAATATTATTATCTTTAAGGTATTTTAAAACATACTCTACACTCTCTCCGGTATCTCGTCTTAATCCACCATTAGACCAGTAATAATCACTCATGTATATTCCTCCATTGTGTTTTAAATTGTTGGTTCTCTCCATAAAAATCTGATACCCAAGTGCCGGTTCGTAGATACTGTCGCATCTCTTTTATATATGCTTTACAACAATGATAGTCTGATATAGCACCTTTAACATTACTTTTTATAGCATACTTTAGAGAAGGTAATTTATATTGATTAACTTCTATCCAGTATAAAACTTTATCTGTTGATAAATAATAATTTTTACCTTTATCCAGTATGGTTTGATGTGCCATTAGCTTTCTCCTCTATATGATGTACTCCTACAGTTATTAAATGTGGGTGTTTATCATCAGATGTATAGGTATATTTATTATAAAAACCTTTATGTCTTTTACTATTTAAATCTATATACCTTATGATTGTTTCATCTTGCTCTATAACTTTCATGTTACAACCTATGGCATTCCATACACCTTGATGTAACTCCCAGTGTTCTTGTGGTGTTAAATTGTTAATCATCTGCTTTACCTCCTACATAAAGTGTTCCTAAACCTAAAACAATAGATGCACTTCCAACAAATAATAATATATCTGAATTAGTGTCAGCCACTATTCCTACTCCGGATATAAATAAAGATAATCCAAAGAAATAAAAAACATAATTCATTTCTTTAACTCCTCTTCTTTTGTGTTGTCAAGTAACTTATCTGATAAATCTTGAAATAAACAATGTATTATTTCTTTTTCTTTTTTATCTTCAATCTTTCCTATTACTCTTTTATAAATATTCTGTATGTCCTCAACACTTTTTGTAATGATATTCATTTTTTTAACTCCTTTCTTACCATATCAATTAGTCGTAGTAACTTAAATAAATCTTTATTTAAATCATAGTCCTCTGTGTTTAGCTGATACTCTTCAGTCTGCATCTCCTCTAACTTCTCCTCTATATCATCTAATATAGATATCAATTTATTCTTAACAGTTTGTTCTTGTCTTAACTTCATGCTCGCTCCTTCTCTACATCTGCTTGTTGATTCCAGTATCGGTCTTCATTTTCTAAATCTTGTATCTCTTTATCTATTAACTGTGTCAATGCGTTATGTATTATTTCTAATTCCCTTCGCATTCTTACTACACTGTTAGTTAACTTTTGTAATTGTTCTTTTCTTATTATATTTTCTGATGTCATTGTTTTACCCATTCATTATTTTATCTAGTGATTCTTGTATGTGATGTTTCTTAACTGCCTCTACTACATAGTCTTCTAGGCTTATTAATCCTACACCTACAAAACCATTTACTTTTATAACTGCATCTATAACTTCTTCTATATTAACATTATTATCTTTTAAAAAATTTACTATTATTTTTTCTCTATCAGTTAATTTTTCTATCTGCATTAACAACCTCCATAGCTATAGCCTGACCAACAATCAGCCCATTCGTCACGTACTACATCTGATAACTCATCTGCATTATCACACTCCAAGGGTAAATCTATTTTACCTTCTTCTAATATCTGATTAACTTTATAGATAGCCTCTTCTATTGAACTGCTCTCACACATCTTCTCTTCTATAAGCCTCCAGTCTTTACTACTTTTTTCCATCAGCGCCTCTTTTGTTTTACTCATTAATTACCTCCATGTATATTACGTTCTTTTATTAATCTCAATGCCTCTTCTTTAGTTTGTGTCGGCTCATATACTTTCCAATTACCTTCCTCATTAGGCATAGTTTCTATAACATATTCTCCATCAGTATTATGCCTGAAGATAGTCATATATATTTCTTCTACTATCTTTATATATTCTTCTTGAGTATATTTAGATACATTTATTTCTTGCACTAAATTTGCAAAGTGTTTTATATTTATTTCATTATATCTCATGCCAACATCTCCTCTATCTCTTTAGTTAAAAATTCTTCTGCCTCTTCATAAGAATATCCGATTGCAATTAGCTTGTTAATACCCTCTTCTAAACTTATTATATTACTTTTGTAATCTTCTCTTATCTTAACTTGTTCTTCTATGTACTTGTATTCATTCACCTTTTTACTCCTAATCTATCCAGACTTCTTCTGGTCTTCCTAACCATTTATCATTAAAGTAAAATACTTTTTTATCTTTAGTATAAAATTTAAAAGTGTTTACATCTAATGGCATATCCTCTTTATACTCCAAATGATACGTATCAAGTCTATCTAATAAATCTTTTTTATTTAGCCTGATATATTCTCCTTCCTGATACTCCTTATTAATTCTTACTAAACCATATATTTTTTTGGCTTGGTCTATGTATGTTCTAAACTGTATAAAATCTTTTCTATTCATGTTATCTCCTATTGTTATTAATTTTATAGCCCTTAGTGGAGAGTAAAGGTTCTGCCCCAATCTTTAGGAAGTTATAATTCCTACCTAGACACCTTGGTTATAACTCCAAGGGATTATCTTTTATTACTCTAGGAACGGCCTATGCCAGTACACTTAGTGAGATATCACTCCCATTCTGCAGAATCTTTACTAATCACCTGACCTTCAATAGACACTCTCCACTAAAGGCTATTCTCTAGCCTCTTTTATCATTGCTCTTACAAAATGTATGAAGTCCATATCTTCTATAGTAACTCCCTTTCTATCTTGCTTAAAGAATTCCTTTACATCTTTAGGTATTTCTTTATTGTGCGCAACTTCTATAAACTTTTTTATATCTTTTATCTTCATTTTTTTATCCTTGTTTTATGTTAATCCAATTATTATCTTTTTTTACTGCTACTATATCACTTATATATATACTACCATGTTCATTAAACATTCCTATATCTTCTCCATATGCATATACAAGTATTACTTTTTTTAATCCTCTTCCTTGCTTGGGGCTTTCCAATAGCTTGCCTTTTATTGGTGTACCTAACTGCTTACTTAAAATTATATCACCTTTTTTTAAATCTTTAATCTGCATTTTTATAACTCCTATTGTTATTTTATTTTTATAAATAATAATTTTAAATATCTTTATAAGTGTTTTAAATTTTAAATATCTTTATAAGTTTTTTAAAATTATTATTTATATTATTAATATACATTACTGTTGTTTTTATTATACCTATATCTACTATTATTTTTTCCTATAGACTCCAGAAACTTTTCAACGTGTTTTATATAGGCCTTACTTAAATATTTTTTATCATATATAAAATAGTTTAATAAATTATATTTTTTATTTCTCATTTTATTAACTCAATAATTAGATATAATTCTACTATTGCCGTTCCTATTCCTATAATAGCCAAGCCTTTCCAATAATCTATAAGACCTCCGTTTGTCTTCTCTTTATTATATTTTATTAATCTTTTTTGCTCGGCCTCATTCATTAATATTATTTTCATATCATTAGTTATATTATTATATCTCATATTATACCTCTTAATTAATCTTTTAAAAATCCTACTATATAATTTCTTTTATTCTTACTACACATTAAACATAATTGACACGTGATGGCCTTGTTTATTTGATTGGGACACATCTTAATTTTATGACCCTTAGGTGTTTTATTAATTGGTTCAGTACCTACTATAACAGCTATAGGCAAGTTATGTTTTTTTAATTCGTCAGCGTGTTGCAAATCATTGGCCGATAAATTAATGGTAAAACCATTTTCATTAGCATATTTTATTTTTGTAAAATTCTCTTTTAATTGTGTTTTATGGGTATAGGTAAAGCCATTTTTACCCTTGTTAGCTTTTACTAATTGTTTTAATTTATCAAAGTCTATAGTTTCATTGTCACCACTATGCGCAAGGTCGCCAGCTTGATTGTGTCGCCATAGTTGGCCTTTAGGTAGCTTTGAAATCTCTTTTATGAATGAATCATAATCATTAGTAAAAGG